CTCATCGACGACGCAAAACCGCTGACCCGGCACCTGATCGGGCTCGACATCATTTTGGAGACCGCACTCGACGCCTTCGCAGGTCTAGCGATTTACGACGGCGATGAAATCGACGTGTACCCCTGGAGCAACCCCGACATCAACGTGAGCATCAATGGATACACCGGCATGAACCTCTACACCCTCGACGAACTGGACGTTTACCCCCATGGTGGATGAAAGAACGATTTTCGGCGGCATGTTGACCACGCTTGGCGCCGCCAAGAAAACCAACTGCGATGCGCTCGGCATACCTTGGGAACCCAAGTACATGCTGATCGGCGACGCCAACGGCACCGACCCGGTACCGAGCCCCACACAAACGAAGTTGATCAACCAGGTGTATCGCGCCCAGCTCAATCAGCTACGTGTCTCACCGACTGACCCAAACATACTGATCGCTGAACTGGTATTGCCACCTGATGTGGGCGGCTGGTGGGTACGTGAACTGGCGCTTGAAGATAAGGACGGTGTGTTTTGTGCCGTTGGAAATGCGGCCCCCAGCTATAAGCCTTTGTTGACCCAGGGCACAGGACGTAACCAGGTGGTGCGGATGCACATCATCACCACCGGTACCGCGAATATTCAGTTGAAGATTGACCCTTCAGTCGTGCTTGCGACTCGCGAGTATGTCGATAGCCGAATTCAGGAAGAGCTGCACAAGCTCGATCACAAGCCGTCGGTTCGCGTAGCCACCACGGCCAACATCAAGTTGACGGGGCTTCAGAAGGTCGACGGCGTGACAGTGGTTGCAGGCGACCGAGTGTTGGTGAAAGACCAGAAGGCGGCCAAGGAAAACGGCATTTACATGGCCTCGACGGGAGGTTGGCAACGCTCGCCGGATGCTGACAGCGGCGTCAAAGTCACCTCGGCCCTCTTCGTATCCGTCGAGCAAGGCACCCTCCAGGCCGACACGCTCTGGCAGTTGGTGACTGACGATGTCATTAATCTGAACACCACAGCGCTGACATTTCGGAACGTGAAGCAAACCGACGCGCCCAGTCGATTGGCTACCCAGTCAGAAGTCGATGCCGGGAAGCTTGATACGGTGGCGGTAACCCCGAAAACGATGCGCTGGGGCTTTGCCGCCGCACTTCATACGAACGGCTACATCATTTTTCCTTCTTGGCTCGGTGGCCTCATCATCCAGTGGACCGGCGGCGTTATCCCAGCGGGGGAAGATAAGCATCATATAAATCTGCCTATAGCCTTTCCTAGAGGATTTTACGGCTCTTCAATATTAACCTCCGCCGAAGTTGGGATCGTCGTTAATCACTACAACCCCTCTTTAACTGGTACCGACATCCAGGCTCGATCGATTCGCAGCTCCGCCCTTGCGGCACCAGACGTGAAGGTCTTTTACGAGTACATCTGCATAGGGAAATGAGCATGCGTAAATACAGTATGAGCACTGGAACCAGTTACATTGTCGGTCTCCACCCGGACATCCCATCTGACGCAGTGGAAATCTCAGATGAACACTATGAGCGAGTGATCTGTAATCCTACGCGAGGCAAGGTGCGCAGCCATGACGCCACAGGGTTACCGATTCTGATCGATCCACCGCCACTAACACTGGAACAACTGGCAGTCATTGAGCGTCTTTGGCGAGACGCACAAATCGACAGCGTGCGCTGGCTGCGCGAGCGCCATCGAGATGAGGTGGATTCAGCACGGTCCACAACACTCACCACTGAGCAATCAGCAGAACTGCTGGACTATGTTCAGGCCTTGCGCGACTGGCCGGTAGCCTCAGACTTTCCACGCTCAGAATGTCGACCCGTAGGACCGTCATGGGTAGCTGGGCTGACTCGATAAACACGGGTGCAATGCCCCGCTCGTCTTAACGGCAGGCACTGAACCTACAGCCACATACCCGGTTACACCGGATGCTGACCTAAAGGCTACATCGCCTTGCGCCTTTGCCTACAACTAAGCCAGAATCCGCCCGCTTGTGCGCCTTGAGGCCGGGCTCTATCGTTTCCTGGTCGCTGAAAAGAATCAGCGATCGGGTTTAGCGACCCGAACCATAGGCACATAAGCAACCATGCTTCATTGCGGGGTCTAACCGCAATTACGTTATGGCGGCTGTATGTAGGAGACCTTCGGGTCTGCCGGGTGCCTATGTCCGGTTCGCTAACCTGCGTGCAGTCGCCACCATTCTGTTTAGCGACAGGTCGTGACGACTCCCATTTCTCATAGGAGCGTTACCATGTTCAAGGTCACACCCAATCCTCCGGAATCAGATCCCACCTCTGCCTACTCGAGCCTCGACCCAGAAAAATTCCACGAAGCTACTGAGCGGGCGCTTGATTATTATTTGAAGCCGGAACAGGCCAAACCCAAGAAAGAACCAGCGGCGGATCAGCTCTTCACTGTCGTCGAGAGCGTCGACACTGAAAGCCTGCTCGCCAACCTCAGCGAAAACCTGGCCTCCGCCAATGCCATGATCAGCGACCTGGCATTCGATCTTAAAGGTTCTCGCCGGCATGTTGCGATGGGTATCCAGCAAGTCATTGAAGTGAGTGAACTGCTGGCGAATCGTGCGCTGGATATCATCGATCCGCGTTAGCAATGGGGCCGTGACCGAAAGAGCTTGCCGGCGCTTGTAGCCCCCCTGCCTACAAGGCCGTCGGCTCGCCCAATCGGTGCAAGCGCGGCAGCCTGTGCAGTGTCATTTCAAACACTGCACAGGCACCCATGACCGATTATCTCCATGGCGTGCGGGTCATCGAACTTAACGACGGCACCCGCCCCATTCGCTCCATCCCCACCGCTGTCATCGGCATGGTCTGCACGGCCGACGACGCCGATGCGGCCGCTTTCCCCTTCGACACGCCAGTCCTGCTAACCAACGTTCAAACCGCCATCGGCAAGGCCGGTACCACGGGCACCCTGGCGTCCAGTCTGCAGGCCATCGCGGACCAGACCCGGCCCTGCACCATCGTCGTGCGTGTGAAGGAAGGCGCCACCGAGGAAGACACCACCAGCGCCCTGATCGGTACCACCACCGCCGAAGGTAAATACACCGGCATGAAAGCCCTGCTCGCCGCCAAGACCCGCGTCGGCATGGTGCCGCGCATCCTGGCTGTGCCAGGCCTCGACAGCCTGCCGGTAGCCACCGCCCTGGTGTCTATCGCTCAGCAGGTACGCGGCTTCGCCTACGTCAGCGCCTGGGGCTGCAAAACCAAGGAAGAGGTAGTCGCTTACCGGGCCAACTTCGGCGCCCGTGAAGCGATGGTCATCTGGCCTGAATTCCAAAACTGGAACACCGTCACCAACGCCACGGTGACCGCCTCGGCGGTGGCCCGCGCCTTGGGTCTGCGCGCCAAGATCGATCAGGAAGTGGGTTGGCACAAAACCCTGTCCAACGTCCCGGTCAACGGCGTCACCGGCATCAGTGCTGATGTGTTTTGGGATTTGCAGAACCCCGCTACCGACGCCAACTACCTCAACAGCCACGACGTGACCACGCTCATCAACGAGGGCGGCTTTCGCTTCTGGGGCAGTCGCACCACCAGCGCGGACCCGCTGTTTGCTTTCGAGCATTACACCCGGACCGCGCAGATCCTCGCGGACACCATGGCCGAAGCTCATATGTGGGCGGTGGACAAGCCGCTGCACGCCTCCCTGGCGCGGGACATCATCGAAGGGGTCAATGCCAAGTTCCGCGAAATGATCGGCGCGGGTTATTTGATCGGTGGCAAATGCTGGTACCCGGACGATGCCAACGACAAGGACACCCTCAAGGCAGGCAAGCTGTTCCTGGACTACGACTACACGCCTGTGCCACCGCTGGAAGACCTCACCCTGCGCCAGCGCATCACCGACCGCTATCTGATCGACTTCGCCAGCAAGATCAATAGCTGACCCTACCCCTGCGCACTGGAGAACCCGACATGGCCATGCCCCGCAAACTCAAAAACCTCAATCTGTTCAACGACGCCAACAGCTACCTGGGCGTGGTCAAGTCCGTCACCCTGCCGCCGCTCGGCCGCAAGATGGAAGGCTATCGCGGCGGCGGCATGAACGGCCCGGTCAAGGCCGACCTCGGCTTCTCCGACGACGGTATCCAATTCGTCTGGAAGACCGGAGGGCTGGACCTGATCGTTCTCAGGCAGTTCGGCGCGATGAATGCCTCGGGCATCGCGTTGCGTTTTTCCGGCGCTTTTCAGCAGGACGACACCGAAGCCATCAGCGCGGTCGAGGTGGTGATGCGCGGTCGTCACGAGTCCATTGAGATGGGAGAAGCGCAGCCCGGGGAAGACACCGAGCACAGCATCACCACCACCTGCACCTATTACAAATTGATCGTCGACAACGAAGACATCATCGAAATCGACCTGCTCAATTTCATCGAAATCGTGGATGGCGTGGACCTGCTGGACAAGCAGCGCAAAGCCATCGGCATCTGACCCATACAGCCATCTGGAGCCCTCTATGAACACTCAAGACAACCTCGACGCCCTGCCGCCTCAGGACGACAACACCGTACACCTGGATACCCCGATCATCCGGGGCAAGACCGTCATCGACAGCATCACCCTGCGAAAACCACAGTCCGGCGAGCTGCGTGGTGTGCACCTGGTGGACGTGCTGAATATGGACGTCGCCACCTTGTTCAAGATCTTGCCGCGCATCAGTCAGCCCAGTATCACTGCACCGGAAGCCGCCAACTTGGACCCGGCCGACTTGTTCACCTGTGGCGCTAAGATCGCCGGTTTTTTATTGCAGAAAGCGGCGAAGCCCGATGCCTGCCTCGTTGCGTAGAAGACGCCATGGCTGACCTGGCTGTGGTTTTTCACTGGGCGCCGGCTGACATGGACACGCTGGGGCTGCAAGAACTAATGGAATGGCGCGAGCGCGCCCGTGTGCGGAGTACCATCGATGGCGAATGACTTGAAATTGCGCGTGCTGCTCGACGCCATCGACAAAGCCAGCGGCCCGCTGAAGGCCATCGACAAAAGCAGCGTCGCCACCGCTCGTGCCTTGAAAGAAACCCGCGACCGCCTCAAGGCCCTCAACGCGCAACAGCACGATGTCAGTGCCTGGCGTGCTCAACGCTCGGCCGCACTGCGCACCGAACAGGCGCTCAACGCAGCGCGGGGAAAGGTCAAAACACTGAGCCAACAGTTCGAGGCCACCGGGGCGCCGACCCGTGCCATGACCCAGCATTTTCAGAAGGCTGTCCGGGCCGCTCAGGCCCTCAAGCAACAGCATCAAAAACAAAACGAACAACTCCAGACACTGCGGACCCGACTGTCCGCCGCTGGCATCAGCACCCAGCACCTGGCCCGCGATGAACGCCATCTACGGCAACAGGTCAGCGCCACCACTGCCAGCCTCAACGCCCAACACAAACAACTGGCCGCGTTGACGGAACAACGACGACGCCTCAACGCTGCGCGGAGTTCGATGGACGCCTCTCGACGCACCGCTGGCGAGTTGGCCGCCAAGGGGGCTGTCGCGACGGCGGGTGGTGGTTCGGTTCTGTATGCAGGGGCGCGGTTGCTGTCGCCAGGCATCGACTTCGACGCCAGCATGAGCCAGGTGCAGGCCATCACTCGACTCGACGAACAGGCCGACGCGCTCAAAGCCTTGCGCGCCCAGGCCCGTAAGCTGGGCGGTGCTACCCAATTCACGGCGGGCCAGGCCGCCGATGCGCAGGGCTATCTTGGCATGGCAGGTTTTGAACCCCACGCTATCCAGACCGCGATGCCGGGCATGCTCAATCTCGCGGCGGCCGGCGGCACTGAGCTGGCCCAAACCGCCGACATCGCTTCGAACATCCTCTCCGGGCTGGGGCTAACGGCCGATGAAATGGATCGCTTGGGCGACGTATTGGTGGGCACGTTCACCCGTTCCAATACCAATTTGCAGATGCTGGGCGACACCATGAAATACGCCGCCCCCATGGCGAAAACCTACGGCGTGGAACTGGAAGTGGCCGCGGCGATGGCCGGCAAACTCGGCGATGCAGGTTTGCAAGGCAGCATGGGCGGGACGGCGCTCAGCTCGATCATGAACCGCTTGGCCGCACCGCCCAAAGGAGCGGAAAAGGCTCTGAGGCAACTGAACATCGCCACGGCCGACGCCGTTGGCAATCTGCGCCCGCTGCCGGATTTGCTGAAGGAGATCCACGACAGAACCCGCGCCTTGGGTACTGCCGAGAAAGGCGGCCTTTTCAAAGCCATTGCGGGTGAAGAGGCGGTAAAAGGCATGGCCCAACTGGTCGAACAGGCCGGCACCGGGCAACTGCAAACACTCATCGCGAGCCTGCGCCAGAGCCGGGGCGAAGCCGCTCGTACGGCAAAGGTCATGGCGGACAATCTCAAAGGTGACCTGATTACTCTCAGCAGTGCCTGGCAAGACCTGGGCATTGAGCTGCAGGACCAACAGAACGGCCCATTGAGGGAGCTGGTTCAGTCCGTGACGGGACTTGTTCGAAGCATCAAAAGCTGGACCCGGGAGAATCCAAAACTGGCGGCTGGGCTGGTGAAAGCTGTGGCAGTCATGGCCGCTCTGGCTGTCGCCGTTGGCGGTTTGATGTTGGCCCTGGCGAGTGTGCTGCTGCCGTTCGCGGCGTTACGTTTTTTCCTGGTGCTGCTGGGTTTTCGCTTGCCAGGATTGATTGGGCTGCTAACAACGCTGGGCCGTACTGTGCTGCCCTTCCTCGCCAAAGGCTTGTGGATGATCGGGCGCGCTTTGATGCTCAACCCCATTGGCTTGGCCATCACCGCCATCGCCGGCGCGGCCTACATGTTGTATCAGCACTGGGACGCGGTGACGACCTATTTGCTTGGCGCCTGGGACGAGATCCAAAGCGGCTTTGATGAAGGGCTGGGTGGCATCTTGAGAGTGCTCGCAGACTTCAGCCCGGTCGGACTGATCTACCAAGCTTTCGCCGCGGTGATGAAATACCTGGGCGTCGATCTACCCAATCGCTTTACCGCTTTTGGCGGACTAATGATCGATGGCCTGGTTAACGGGTTGACCGCCGGTATGGGCAAGCTCAAGGAGGTGGTCGATCGGCTTGGCACCCGAACGATTGATGCCTTTAAGGAAACCCTCAGCATCCACAGCCCCTCGCGAGTGTTCGCCGAGCTGGGCGGCTTCACCATGGACGGGCTCATCCAGGGCCTAACACGGCGCGCCGACGACCCCGTGCGCGCCATGACGGTTTTAAGCCAACGGCTCATCGAGGCCGGTGGACGGTTGGCGTCCGTTGACTCGATGACGATTGATCATCGCGCCCCGATCAGCCCGCGGCCCGCCCAGCACATCGACAGTCACGACACCTATGCCATTCACATCCACACCACGCCGGGTATGGACGCCAACGCGGTGGCCCGGGCTGTGCGTGCCGAGCTGACACGGCATCAACACGAGCAAGCCGCTCGACGCCGCAGCCGCCTTGCGGACCTGGAGTAACCGACCATGATGCTTGCCTTGGGCATGTTCGTCTTCAGCCTTTCCACTGCGGCCTACCAGGCGCTGCAACGTCAAACCGAATGGCGCCACGCGAGCAACAACCGCGTCGGCGCTGCCCCCGCTCGACAATTCGTCGGTCGCGGCGACGACACCATTACCCTGCCCGGTATCATCTTGCCGGAGCTGGCCGGCAGTGCCCTGAGCCTCGACGCCCTGCGCCTGATGGCAAACACCGGTAAGGCCTGGCCGATGGTTGAAGGGAGCGGTCGGATCTATGGCTTGTGGATTATCGAGAGCCTGCACGAAACCAAAACCCTGTTCTTCCGTGACGGCACGCCACGACGTATCGAGTTCACGCTGAACCTCAAGCGCATCGATGACGACCGCATTGACCTGCTCGGCGCAGCCACCCGCGTGGGCGTCAGTATCATGAGGGCGCTACTGTGATCGACGCGGCGCTGTCCAAGGTCACTGGCTACATCGAAGGCTTGGTCGATGGCTACCGCCGCGATGCCGCTTACCCCGTGCCGGCGTTTCGCATCACCGTCGATGGCAAGGACATCGCCCAGTTGATCAGCCCGCGCCTGATGAACCTGGACCTGACCGACAATCGCGGCATCGAGGCCGACCAACTCAGCATCACTCTCAGCGATCATGACGGGCTGCTGACTATTCCGCCGAAAGGTGCAGTGATCCGCCTGTGGTTGGGCTGGAGCGACACCGGACTGGTGGACAAAGGCAACTACACGGTCGATGAAATCGAACACAGCGGCGCGCCGGACGTGCTGAATATTCGCGCCCGTTCGGCGGACCTGCGCAAGGGTTTCAAAACCAAGCGCGAGCGCAGTTGGAGCAAGACCACGCTCGGCGCCGTGCTGGGCGATATCGCCTTGGGCAACGGCCTGAGCGCCAGCATTGCCGACGCCTTGGCCGGGGTGCCCATCCTGCAGTTGGACCAGGCCAACGAATCTGACGCCAACCTGATCAGTCGCATCGGTGAAGAGTTCGACGCTGTGGTCACCGTCAAGGCGGGGTGCCTGCTGTGCCTGCCGGCTGGCGGCGGCAAGACCGCCAGCGGCGCCGACCTGCCGCACATCACCCTCACCCGCGCCGACGGCGACCAACATCGCTACCTGGAAGCTGATCGCGACAGCTACGACGGGGTGCGAGCGTATTTCTACGACGTGAACAGCGCGAAGAAACAGGAGGCCATTGCCGGCGGTGGCGACCATCTCAAAGACCTGCGCCACACCTACAGCGACCGCCAGTCAGCTTTGCGTGCCGCTCGTGCTGAATTCAACCGGTTACAACGCGGTAGCGCGACGCTCAGCTACACCCTTGCCCGGGGGCGGCCTGACCTGATTCCCGAATTGACCTACACGCTGCAGGGCGTGAAGCCGGAGATCGACGCGATCATCTGGTACGGCGGCAACGTGCTGCACAGCCTCAATGCGGACAACGGTTACACGGTCGACCTGATGCTGGAAAGCAAACTGCCCGAGGACAGGGTTGAGGATCTGGCTGAAGAGAACAGAGGTGACTTCACCGGAGTGAGTGCTCACTACCGCGACAGGAGGACCCGGAAGGAAAAGACAGTGTCGGTGGGTGATCAGAGCAGGCCTAAGCGACTGCGGTGGTTGTACGCCACGGAGAAATCGGCCAAGCGAGCGATTGACCGGGAGTGGCGACGAATGCGGACAGAGACGCCATGACCCGGGCACGGAAAAACGATTGCGAATATCTCAAGGACGATGACATGCAGGACATACGTTGCGGCCATTGCTGCCGCAAGCTGGCCGCCGCCAGCGGCTTCCAGGAACTACAAATCAAATGTCCGCGTTGCCGGACGCTTAACCATTTGAAGGCCCAGAGCCTCCCCACAGCGTGCCGCGAGCATCCCGAACACCGAGTTCATGAATGCAGCGACCCACTATTGGCAGCCTGTTCGCAGGCATAGGAGGCTTTGATGTCGGATTTGAAAACGCTGGATACCGCAGCGCCTGGCAAGTTGAACTCAACCCCATCAACCGGGCTGTGCTTGCCGATCGATTTCCCCATGCACAGCAATTTGAAGACGTGCGCCAGTGCGGCGCCCACAACCTCTGCCCCGTCGACGTCCTCACCGCCGGATTCCCCTGCCAGGACATCAGCCTGGCCGGAAACCGAGAGGGCAACCAAGCCATCCGAGGATTACGCGGCGAGCGCAGTGGCCTGTTCTGGGAAGTCGTACGTATCCTCAAAGAGATACAACCTGGCTGGGTGGTGCTTGAGAACGTCGTTAACCTGCTCGCTGTCAACGATAGCCAAGACTTTGAGACAGTCGTCCGGGCCCTTGCGGACTGCGGGTATGTGGGATTTTGGCGA